CTCGCTCCAAAAGATCCCAAAATTAAGCGCAAGCAACTAGCTGATCAAATTGGTCCGACACGTTTTAATCAGTCCACTAATTTTGACAATGTTGCAAGTTTGGCTGAATTAAACCAGCCAATTCCTATTCCATTCGGCAAAAGGGGCACCGGAGCGGATGACGAGCTTACTGGCGGATTGATTCTCGCACCTGCGTTGGTGTGGAGTCGTCTTTACGCATACGGTGCATATCAAGGATATGAAGGCGTTTATGTCGCAGGCGAGTTCGGCGTTGACACGCCTGACCTTGGCGGCATTTTGATTGGAACGTCAGCTCTTAGCTCTTTAAGCGATAGAGACTTTGCGTTGTACTGGTCTTCGAAAAAGGACAACAATCGTCCTGCTTCCCCGCCAGGTTATGGCACTGACGGCACTGACGAAGCAACAAAAGATTCGGTGGCGACTGGAACGGTAGGCCGTCGAATTTTTACTGCACCTACCAAAGACGGTCAATTTAGTAATGGTTTTTCAATGGCGTACACGCCTAGTGGCGATACGGCATTTGGCACCAGTACACCGATTCATAACGGCACTGCTTATCGCTTTAACTGGCAGGTTGTAAGCGCAACAGACGCGGCGATGAAAAATTCAGACGCACGACCTGAAGTGCGAGGGTTGCGTAGAAAAATTGCTGGTTTTGACGCTGGTTCTATTAACAGGGATAGAAAGCCCGAACAACAGGGGATGCCTGGCGTAGGCAGGGCATATTCACGTCACATGGGGATCATTAGTCATAACGGCAATGAAAACAGTGGAAACAAGCGTCCGAATACATCTCAGTCTGCTGTAACAGTTGCTGTTGGCGATACGGTTAGATTTGAAATTGATAACAGAGACGGAGTATGGGAAGATCTGACCGAAGCAAACTTTGGTGGCACTGAAGTTAATTTAAAAGATCTTATTAGCAGTGCAAAAAGCTGGAGAACTAGAGCTTCAGATCTATTGGCCCTTGGCACGAAATGGATTATTGGCGCAAGCAGCTGGGTTGTTAAAGCTAGAGAAGGCTCTGATTTGGAAGATGGGGTTCTATACGTTGATCTCGAATGCGTTGAAATTTATGGAGTACCAGAAATTGGTATTGCGGGCAGGAGGACTGTTGAAGAGCCTTTAGGGGGATATGACGGCGATCAGTTTGCTCCGTTGAAGCACTGTGGAGCAGCGTTCTATACGCTTTGCCGCGAGCATGTCGCAACGATTCGTCCAGTTCGTCGTGACACTGAAGTTATCGAGCTTGGAATTCAGAGTCAGGTTTGGAACCGTGCATCAGGGTTGTGCAACTTTAATGCAATTCCTTCGCCTGCGAAATTAAGTCAGCTCGATGATGACGATGTGACCGTGTCCACGCCTCGCATGGACAAATATTTCAAGCGTTCATCTTGCTTCTCAATCTTTGTTCGTCCAGTCAAGGAGCACGGCCAGGCTGAAAACGAATGGAAAAGATTGCAAAAAGTTTTCTGTGTGCAGGGTAGCGCTCCAATTACACAGACAAACTATCTGCGAATAAGGCCAGAGACTCCTGGCTATTACGAGTACAAGCTTGTTCCACGCACTGGATCGGATATTGCAATCAACAGTGTTGACAGCAACTTTGTGACTTTATTGGATGCTGCTGAAGGTGTTGCCTATAAGGACACAGGATTCGGCGAAGATCTTGACTCTGGCAAATACGGAAAGTTCCGGGTTACTGTTCAGGGGCGACAAGTAAGTGTTGAGTCACTTAGAACGAACGAAGAACTATTTACAAATCCTAGTAAGACAGTGCGAGACATACTGCAGGGAAGTCTCCCAAGCAGCATTGAAGCGCTGAGCTATGTTTCCGACACGGGAAACGTTTTTCTTGTAAAGCACGCTTGGCTTACGGAGTTTTTAGGCCCTGCTGATGAAAACAGAAACACGACTAAGTCGGTAGAACATCAAGAGGTCAAGGGCGACAAAAGTATTACAATTAAGATTCAAGCAACGTCCGTTTTTGGAACAAAAAACGTCGATGTAGGCCAAAAATACATCGATGCAAATTTTGGCAGTAAGTATTATTGGAGTGTAGTCTATACGGTTGTAACAGCTACAGGCGACTGGTCGCCACAGGAAACTTTTTCTATCACAAAAGATATAAGCCTTGGAAACAGATTCCGCAGAGGTGCAGCACTTGAGGGGCCTGAGTACAGAAAAGTAACCGCTCGTTTTGTTGTTCAATCTGTTACTGAGAGTTATACCGGTCAACTTCGCACAGGCGACCGTGTTTTTGAGCAAAACTCTCAAATTGCAGATTGCAGTCACTACACAGAACTAACCAAGTCAAACGAGTCAGGTCCAGAGCACACAGTCGTCTTTGTTAACGAATACATCTCTAACGAAAGCTTGCCCAAATATGACGGCATGTCCACGATTGGACTTGCAATTAAATCAACTGGACAGATCACGTCACTTAATCAGCTGCGACTGTATTCCGACGAAGGAATCCCTGTGGAACGGTTGATTGAGGGCGATAACAAGCCGAGCAATCTGTTTGCCGATCTTGTTTATTACTTGCTGTCAAACAAGACACAGGGTGTTGGCAACATCGTGCCTTCGGAGCTAATTGATGAAGATTCACTCCGTACCACTGCGCGATTCTTGCGTGCCAACAGAATTTTCTTTGACACCGTAGTTGAGGACAGCGAAAGCTTCCGCAGTTTCTTGTATGACAATGCGCCGTTACAGCTTTGCACGTTCACGATTAAAAACGGGCGCTTTGGAATGCAGCCTGCTTTGCCTTTTAACTCGAATCACGAGATCAGCCTTGATCCAATTCAGGTAGAGCAAATTTTCACGGCAGGCAACATCATTGAAAACTCGTTGCAGTTGCAGTACATCGACGTTGCTCAACGCACCAACATTCGTGGGCTTGTGACTTGGCGCGTCACAGTGCAAAACGATTTGCCTTACCAAGCTTCAGTTTTGGTGCAGTGGGCTGACTTGCCCGTCGATCAACGTGCTGTTACTGAAGAAGCATTCGATTTGAGCGATTTTTGCACCAATAAGGAGCAAGCATTGCGTACAGCACGGTTCTTGATGAGCAGTCGTCGTCGTGTTACCAAGACCGTGAGTTTCAAGACTATTCCCGACGCCTTGAGTGTGCAGCCTGGCTCATACATTCGCGTAATCACTGAGGCAAGCACCTATAGCTCAGCAGCAAACGGAGCGATTACAGATGCTGGAACGCTTGTGAGCATCACGACGATTGAAGATGGAACGTATGAAGCAGTGGTTTACAACCCGGCGACACAGGAGGTTAGCGAGACGCAGATCACCATTGCGGATAACGCAGTCACCGATTCAACTTTCAATGGAACGTTTTTTACGTTGCTGAGCGGCAGCACGGATTACAGCGTCTACCAAATTGAGCAGTTGAGCTTGGAGGAAGACGGCCTAGTGTCTATCACGGCAATTGAAGTGCCTACTGATGCGTCTGGCGTTAGCATCGTGGCTAAGGATGTTCTGACGCCAGCCAACTTCACTGTTCTTGAATAATGGCATTTCCGTCTTTAACACCAACAGGTCGTCAGTTCACCCCAGGAGATTTTCCAAACAAGCGGTTTAACGCGCAGTCTGGCGCGGAAGTTCGCATCCTTTATGGATCACGGCGTACTAACGCAGTGCTAAGTCTGTCTTACACCAACGTCACAGACGCCAATGCTGAATTGTTTTTGGACGATTACAGTGATCAGCTCGGCACATTCCGCACATTCACGTTGCCATCAGCTGTATTTGAAGGATGGTCTGGAGCGACATCAACTTTAGACGCACCATCAGGTACAAAGTGGCGTTATGACGCTGAGCCGCAAGTACAAGCAGTGCGTCCGGGTATTAGCAGCGTTACAGTGTCATTGCGAGCGGTGGCGTAATGGCAAAGGTTTACACCGGCAGAGATGGCGTGATGCAGCTGTCTGGCACGACCCTCGCCAAGGTCGTGAGTTTTTCGCTGTCTGCAAATCTTGAAACGCTTGAAACTACAACGCTGAACGAGAACATTCGAAGTTATACGCCTGGCATTTCTGGCTATACCGGCAACGCAACGTTGTTGTATTACAAAGACGACAGCAACAATATCAATACAACTGATCTGCTGAACAAGCTTTATAAGACTGGCACGGCAGGTGTCAGCAGCTCTGACACTGTTGAGCTGACCTTTCGTTGGGTCGATGGGGCAGATAACAATGACATCAAGCTGACGGCTTACATCACCAGCGCATCTATTGGCGCCTCGACTGGTGACATTGTGCGGGCTCAAATTTCATTCCAAGGAACAGGGGCGTTGTCTACGGTTACTATCTCATGAGCGTTTATTTAGGTAACTTCGGGCAAGTTGAACTCAAGCGCGAGTTTGACGGCAGCGATTTGCGTTCAACAATCAACCCTTCAGACGTCAACGCAACCAGTAAGCGATTTAGTTTTGATTTTGACCATGGGCAGCTATTAACAGGTGATCAGATTGAGATTACGAGTACAGATGGCTCTGATCTTGACTTTATTGACAGTTACACAAAAACTAGCGTTAAAAAGTTTATTTACGTTGATGAGCTAGACGGCATTCGTCTTTATGACAGTTTTGCCCATGCTGTAGGTGGTGGCACAACAAACGCTACTGCATTGGCAACGCCTGCAAATAACATCCCAATTAGGGTTGTTGTTCAGAACAGCGACTATCGCATTCTTGGCCGAGTTCAAAGCTATGAGCTAAACACTGAGCGTGAAACCGTTGACGTTACGGCGTTGTCTGATGAGTTTCGCAATCGGGTTGGCACCTTGATGTCTGGTTCAGGCCGTATGGCTTGTGAATGGGAGTACACAGGAGATACCACAAAAGAGCTGCCAAATTACTTGCTAGAGCTAGTTCTTCGCACAAAAGTCGGCAGCACGTTTAAAGGGCGGTTTTACCTCAAAACTGCTGGCTATAACCCTTCGGGCCATGCAGACGCTCTTAATGACGCTATTTGGTATGAATTCGATGGAGTGCTGAGCGCTTGCGCTGTTCAGTTCACGACAAGCCAACTAGTTCAAATTACTGCTGATTTTGTCACCACAAGCAAAATCGAGATCCGCATGGACCTTGATGTCGAGCGCAAGATGTTGCAAGAGAACAACGGCGAACTGTTGTTAGAACAGGGAACAGATCAAGCTGTTTTGCTGGATCCATAGTTATGACCGCTCTATGATGAGCCCATCGTGGTTAATGCGAAGGTTTTATGGCTGACCTAAAGATCAGTGCCCTTAACAGCCTGGCTGGGGCTGATTTGGTCGCTGCTGATGTGGTTGCTGTCGTTGACGACAGCGCAAGTGAAACTAAGAAGCTGACGGTCAGTGACCTGATCGCAAATGGCACAACCCTGATTTCTGACGCAACGATTCCAAGCGCCAAGATCCTGTTTTCTGCTGGAGCGATTGACACTGCAGAACTGGCAGCGTCTTCGGTCGAAACTGCGAAAATCAACGATTCGGCTGTGACGGCAGCCAAATTGGCTGATAACTCCAGCGTGACGCTTGTGTCAACGCTGCCTGCGTCTGGCTCTTTTGTGGGACAGGTCGCTTTAGATACTGATGATTCAAAAATCTATGTGTGGTCGGGGTCAGCTTGGACAAGTGTCAAAGGTGCTGGCTCAATCAACGTTGTCAACGGCAGTACCAGTGGCATCGTCAACATCACCACGTCTACCAGTGGTGACACAGTTACTGTCAGCACGACGCTGGACGATACGTCTGCAGCCGCGCAGTTCCTTGCTGGCCCTACTGGTGCCGGTGGCACGGTTGGCTATAGGGCAATCATCGGAACGGATCTTCCGACTGCAACAACTTCTGCTAAAGGCGGCGTCATTGTCAACGGCAATGGCCTGACGATGTCTGGTGACACGATCACCATTGACAACACCGTTACTGCAGAAACCTCTGAGAACCACATTGTTCAATATGACGCCAATGGTCTGATCACTAGCGGTAGAGCGATTGCTGCTGGTGATATTCCAGTCGCAACTTCATCAACAACTGGTGCGGTCAAGCCTGGTTCTGGCTTGGGTGTTACCGCTGCTGGTGAAATTAATCACTCAAATAGCATTACTGGCGCGACTGCTGCCAAGGTTACGTTTGACGCTCAGGGCCACATCACCGCAAGTGAGTCACTGGCCGCCAGCGATATTCCTGATCTTGACGCAAGCAAGATTACGACCGGAACTGTGCCGACTGCACGCATCGCATCAGATGCAGTCACCGCAGACAAACTTGCCGATCGTTCTACAGCAACGATTGCAGAAATCACTCCTGCTGGTGGTGCATTTATTGGTCAGTGTCACCTGAACTCAATTACGGGTGATTACTTTCTTTGGGACGGCAACGTTTGGCAGCCAATCGGCATCAGCGTTGGTGAGATTGTGCTTGCTGGAACGTATGACGCCAGCACCAATCTTGTCGCCACAGTAACTGCTGAAGGCACAGCTGTTGGCTACACCGTGGGTTCAGCCCTGCCTGCAGCCTCTAGTTCTAATAAAGGTCACTACGTCATTGTCAGCGAGGCGGGCACTGGAACGTCACCCGCACCAACGGTTGCGTTGAATCCTCCCGACTTTTTGTTGTCTACTGGTACTGCATATACGGAGATTGACGTTTCAGATACGGTGACTGCACAGCAGGCATCAAACATTCAGTTCACTGCTGCAGGCAACATTGCAGCAACCAACGTTCAGTCTGCGATTGAAGAGCTTGACACTGAAAAGGCTGGATTAGCCAGCCCAACATTCACTGGCACGGTTGGTCTTGGTACTGCTGCGACGATTCAGTTTGAAGGCGCAAGTGCAAACGACTTTGAGACCACGCTGACGGTTACCGATCCAACGGCTGACCGCACGATCACGCTGCCTGATGTCACTGGAACGGTGGTGACAACTGGTGATACCGGCAGTGTGACCAGCACGATGATTCTCGATGGCACGATTGCCAACGCAGACATCAGCAGCAGTGCAGAAATTGCAGTCAGCAAGCTGGCGAACGGTACTGCACGTCAACTGCTGCAGACCGATGTTGCTGGAACGGGTGTTGAGTTCACTAGCAATATCGATGTCCCTGGAACGCTGGACGTCACTGGAGCGGCAACGCTTGATTCAACGCTGGACGTTACTGGTGCGACGACTGTTACTGGCGTAATTAACGCAGACGGCAAGGTTAAGTTCCCTGCTGGCAGTGCATCCGCTCCAAGTTTCTATAGCGGCACAGATACGAACACTGGTCTGTACTTCAGTGCAGCTGATGAGATTTCAGTTGCGACTGGCGGCACGCAGCGCGTTGCGGTTGATAGCTCAGGCCGGGTGTTGATTGGCACGACGACCGAAGGTGAATCTACAGCAGACGATTTAACTATTGCTACAACTGGACATACGGGGATAACTATTAGATCAGGTACATCACAAGAAGGAAACATTTTCTTCTCTGATGGAACTTCTGGTTCTGATGAATTGCGCGGGGCAGTTCGTTACTACCATTCAAATAATTCGCTCACATTTACATCAGACGCAACCGAGCGGATGCGCATTGACAGCTCGGGCCGGTTGTTGGTGGGGACGTCTTCTAGCACTACTGGCTCATCCTCTCAATTCGCAAAACTACAGGTCATTGGCAATGGAAGTGCTGCAGCGGATCGAGGCGCGATTGTAAATCTGGGTCATTCTGCTGCATCGTCTTCAATAACAACAGGTGAACAAATCGGGCAGATTCTGTTCACAGATAACGCCGCAGGTGAATACGGCTTTATTGGATGCTATGCCGATGCAAACGCCGGATCAAGTGATTACCCAGGACGTTTTGTTTTCAGCACGACAGCTGATGGAGCGTCTTCTCCGACGGAGCGACTCAGGATCGACTCAAGTGGGAACGTGGGTATCGGCACCTCGTCGCCTGGTGCGCTTTTAGATGTTAACGGCGCTGCTAAGTTTGCTGGCGACGTAGAAGTAGGAGACAGAACCAGCACTAGCGGCAACTTTATTTGGAACTACCTAAACGCTTCTGGCGATAACCCACAGCTCGTTATCCGTTGCAAAAACAGCGCTTCAGACGCATCATCACCATTCGTTCTTGGCACGCATAGCAACCCGGATGCTATCCAATTCCACCCGAACGGCAGCGCTGCATTTGCTAGCCGGGTGCTAATTGGGACGACGACTGAAGGTGCGGCTGCTGCAGACAACTTAACGATTGCAGATTCAGGCCATTGTGGAATTACAATCCGAAGCGGAGCAACTCACGATGGGGCAATCTATTTTTCAGACGCTACAAGCGGCGCTGCAGAATATGATGGATATATTTACTACACCCAAAACGGTAGAAATTTAATTTTTGGCACGGCACAAACCGAGGCGATGCGCATCGACAGCTCGGGCAATGTTGGTATTGGAGTTACAAGCCCAGATTCACCATTAGAAGTCGCGGGTACTAATCCATCCCTTGTCACTGTTCATCATTCAGATGGTGGCACAGGTGATGAAGCAAGAATAATGCTTGGTGCGTTATCTGGACAGCAACCAGATAACAGAGGCGCTGGCATAGCTGCTGTAAATAATGGCGCGGGACATGACTTGACAATAAAAACAAGCCCAAGTCATAGCCTAAGTCCAACAGAAAAAGTCCGCATCACCAGCTCGGGGCGGTTGTTGGTTGGGTCAACCTCTAGCCGCGCCAATGGTTATGGTGATAATGCGTCTTTGCAACTTGAGGGTACGTCTTATCCAAAGGCTGCAATTTCAGCGATCCTAAATTCAAACAATGCGAACGGTCCTAGCATTAACTTTGCGAAAACTCGTGGCACCTCTAACGGTTCCAGCACGGTTGTTCAAAGTGGAGACACCCTAGGCGTAATCAATTTTGTAGGCGGCGATGGTACTGATATTACGTCACCTGCCGCCAAGATTCGCGTTGAAGTTGACGGTACACCTGGCAGCAATGACATGCCAGGGAGAATTGTTTTTGACACGACTCCGAACGGAAGTGCATCACCTAGCGAGCGGATGCGTATCGACAGCCAGGGGCGGTTGTTGGTTGGTACGACAAGTACGACTATTGCTAGTGCTCTACTAACGATCCAGTCATCGGATCCAAGTTTCTACATTCAAAAAAGCTCCTTGCCGTCTTCAGGTAATGCGATAGGGGCTATACGTTTTGCCGACAACAGCAATAATCTGGGCGGCATGATTGAGGCTGAAGCAGAAGCAAGCTGGACTTCTGGATCTAGTCATCCAACTCGCCTTGTGTTCTCTACCACTGCGAGTAGTGCGTCTTCTCCGACGGAGAACATGAGGATTACGGAAGACAGGCAAATTCTTTTTGGTACGACCACCACCAATGGTTCAGGCGGTATCACTTTTAAAACAAACATCGTTGGTTCAGGCACTGTTGCTAGTGCAGTTTTCAGTGGCGACAATAGAGATAATGATGTTATTACCTTTTTGCGTAGCGGTTCTACTGTCGGAAAAATTAAAGTTGCAGGATCTGCTACTCAATACTTTACTTCTTCGGACTACAGATTAAAAGAAAATGTTGTTCCAGTTTCTGACGGAATTACTCGCCTGAAGCAATTAAAACCAAGTCGATTTAACTTTGTCGTTGACCCTGGCAAAACTATTGATGGTTTTTTGGCTCATGAAGTCCAGTCCGTTATTCCAGATGCTGTTGATGGCACCAAGGATGAAGTTGATGCTGACGACAACCCGGTCTACCAAGGCATCGACCACTCCAAGCTGGTGCCGCTGTTGACTGCTGCATTGCAAGAAGCAATCGCCAAGATCGAAACCCTTGAAGCCAAAGTTGCAGCCCTTGAGGCTGGGTAACGGCTAACCGCCCCGTGTCACAGCGGGGCAACCACGCTTACACTAATCCTGAGTTTCTTTCACCATGGCTAACACCTACACCTGGAAAGTCGGTCAATGCGACCGTGTTCTCGAAACCGGCGTCA